TCTTTGTCTGTTGTCCAATTTGCCTTATTTATTATCATATCAGAGTCCATTATACCAAATGTTTTATTAGATTTCTCAATTACTGAGATGATCTACCTTCACCCGCAGGATTGCGTCCAGCAACTGTACTTGGGGAGTCAGAGTTGTTGTTTGTTCTCTCTGAATCTCTTTCTCTGTTACCAGCAGTGTTTGCCCTAGCATCAGTTGCTTCTCTTGGAGTCATCACAAATGGCTCATCGCCATCTTTGCGTTGTGGCAAATCAAGAGCCTGACGAGCCTCATTTGGCATCATAATCTGAGTCTTAACAAGTCTTTCAAGAATCTGTGATTGAGCAATTTCATCTGTAAGAGTTAGTTCATTGAACTTAAGTTCAAGTACATCTGTCTTTTCTTTAATAATCTTATTAACAACCTTCTCTAAATGATGCTGTGCTGGTCTAGCAACCTGCTCTTTAAATGTACGGTCTTGGGAGAGTGCTGCTGCCAAACCAGAATCTGAACCACCAAGTTTAGATATAGGGACTTGATGGGCAATTAGGATGTCGTCACGATTTTGTTTACGATACTCTTTGAAAGATCCCTCTTGAATACCGTTTTCAATTGGCTCCATCTTAAACTCAACTTTATTCTGGTCTGTATCTCCAGGAAGTGGAATGTAAAGAGTTCTGTGCGACTGAGACTTAAGGCCAGTCTGTAAAAATCTAAACATTTTATCTTCTGCATCTCCAGAAAGTTTTGCACCCTTTAGAGTAATAATGTATCGTGGTACAGCCTTGTTTTCAAAATAATCGATGTTGTATCTTGATGCTAATTGATCACCAATTAATGAGGGCATTGCAGAAACAATATCTGGAATTCCATAATAAGTATTTAATGGAGAGTATGACTTAAGATGAATAATTTCATTTGCACGGCCATCTGATGTTACTTGGTTGGGATTGTTTGCACCAAAATTTCTAAAGTAAACAACGGCCTGACCAATAATCTGAAGGTATCCGTCATTAAGTCTGCGAACACGAACAGTTGTTGCTGGTATGTGACCAATGTATCCGATGTCGCCTTTAATTGTTCTGCCTACTTCAATAAACCCATTACCTGTTGCTTCAACATCAGTATAAACTTTTTCCATAATTTTTGTAAAAGAGTCATCATCGTTTAGGTTCTCTAACCAATCACGAAGTTCAATCTTTGCTCTTTCAATTCTGCTTCTTGCTCTACCAGTTGCGCCTTCATCTTCTGAGGTTTCTAGTCTTAGTGAAGTTCTATCTGTAACATCAAACCTATAACCAAGGCCAACGATGTTCTCTACCTTTGCATCAATTGCAGCGTGGTTTGAAAAGCATGTGTCATAAAAATTTGCTAGTTCGTACATGTTGTATGGCGGTGTAATTACATCAAATAGACCGTATCCATTTCTGTATACCGTTCCAGGATTAAGAGCCTTAGATCCAGCATCGTCTACTCCAGCAGGTACTGCATTTGCAGAGTCTAGATATGCTGGTGTTGGAGATACGGCTTTGCTAATCTGTCTTACTATACGACGGCGAAAGTTTTGATCTAAACCTGTGTACTCTCTTAACTCTTCCCAGTTTTTATTAAATGGATCGCTGCCCTTAAACTGGCTATCTTCTTGTTCTTGAGTATTTAAACTTGCTCTAACATACTGGAAGTTATCATCATCAGTCACTTTCGTACGCATCCCTTCCGTGTGTTTTTAATGTCTTCTGTGCATCTGCAATTGCGCCAAGGTCGTTAACATTTGGAATTAAACCTTGTATCATTCTATCTTTTTGTTCTGAATATTCTTCTTCAGATACTCTTGTTAGTCCCGCAACAAAGTGGGCAGTTCCTTCTCCATCGTCACCATTGAATATTGCAGCCTTTTTAAGTTCTGCAATTTTTGAGATGTCGCCTTTTTGAGCGGGGATGTTTAGTACAGAGCCAGTTCCATCAGTAAACCACTTTCCATTTGATTTCTTATAGACGTATAGTCCCCAGTCATAATGCTTGTCAATGACCTTTCGGCGTACATTTTCAACAATAGGTTTACCAGTTTTTGGGCTAAATAGAGAATCCATAACCATAAGTATAGCAGACTATACTGGTGTGCCTACCGATACTGACCAACTAGTGTCATTATAGACTCTCATCTTGTCGGCATCAAACACCATGCCTTCTTCGTCATCAATGATAATCTTATTAGTTCCCATGTAATTATTATAAACATCTTGTGCGTTTACGCCATACAGGGCTGAGGCTAATGTAAATAGGGTACTGTCCCAGGAATAGTTGTTTAGCCAAAACGCCCAGTCTTGCTCAGTCTCCCCATCTTGCTTAACTCTGCTCCAGGGACGAGTGCCTCTAGATTGCAACTGCTGAAGATTGTTTGCTTGGTAAAAAGAAATGTTATTAAATATTGCTGGGCTATTTAGATTTACAGATCCTAAGAATAAATCAAGGTTTAGGGCTGTTGCAAAATTTATACCCAATACGGCCCACTCGTTAAGAGTTAGTACTGGATTATAAACAAGTTTTCCGTTTATAAAATATGACAGATTGTCAAAGTCTGAGTTGTCGCTTTTATTTTTTGCAAATATTCTGCCTCTTTCCCCAAACTCATCGTTTGCAACAACATTAAAAATAATAGTATCTGCCTTGTGTTTTATTTCAAATAAACTTATGGGTGTTAAAGGAAAAGATCTTTTATCGTATTTAACCCAAGATTGGAAAGCACTTACTCTATAATTATCTGCAACAGATTGATTAATAGGCATTGAAATACCACGATCAAAATTATAGTCAAAATCTCCACGAACTTGGATTCCAGATGTTTTGTTGAAATAAAGATATGGGGTGCTGCCTTTGTAAATACTAAAAGGATTTTTTCCTTTATAGTCATAATAGATACCAGAGCGTTTATATGGGAACAGATCAGTTCCAAACCTTGTTCCAATTGGGTTAAATGAGTTTTCATTAAAAGACTGAGATGCAAGTTCTAGTTTCTTAAGAGATACTGGTTTTGTTAATATTCCACGAACATTAAAGTCAAGACTGTATACAATTGCCAAATCATTAAAGTCAATATCTTTTCTTGGATAGATTAATGTATTATCAACAACCTCAAACTTTGTTGTATTCCAAGATGCGTATTCAGAAACGTCAACGACTGAGTTTTCTTTTGCAGAAACCGTAGTTGTAAATGTGCTAGGTAGTGCATTTGCCCCATCTTCAATATACTGGAAAGTTATATAACTTCTAATAGATGCTTGCTCTGTATTATATTCATAATTTTTTAAAGACCTTTGGGATAAGTCTTGGTAGTTGCTCCAACCAGTAAAGAGTGCATTGTCTAATTCTCCGTAGGTTTTTTCTGTTGGAATTCTATATTCATCCTTTAGTCCTTGGTATGTCCAGGATCCAACAGTTTCTGATTGTAGTAGGCTAGAGGTAGATGGATATCCAAGATTAAACTGTAAGAAGTCTAAGTCATAAAAAGAATTTCCAATATCATTTTCAACATATTGTCCAAAATAAGATAAAGGCAGGTAGTCTTCCCAGTGCCCTGAAACTCCAATATCTAAGAATAATTTATTATATGCAAATGTTGGTAAAAGAGTATAACTTGCTGTGTGTGCTAAAAGCGCAAGAGCATTTTCTGAATACTCAACTCCGCTTCCAACATAAGTATCAATGATAGCAGTTCCATTATCTTCAAAGTATGAGGATATTTCATTTAAGTTTAAGGCTGTTGAAAGACCAACAGAAAAAATATAACCTTTAAAGGTTTTATCTCCAGAGTTATCTCCACCAACGTAGAGGCTTAAGGAGTTTTGATTTCCAAAGAATGTGGAAACATTACCACCATTGGCTAACACAAGATCTTGAATATTAATTCCTGCTGCAAAAAGTTCTTGAAGTCCAATATCATCTGTACGATAAATCTCTTCTGAAACTCCACCGTAAACTAAAGAGTAAACAATTTGTAGCCCATCTACATTAACTGTGAAGTAGTTGCCTGTGCTTTGATTGTATATTTTAAATAATATTTGTTCTTCATCATTGGTTCCGCTGCCCTGGTTATTTATTTGAAAGACCCCATATATAGAAGCCACTTGGTCATTTAATATGTTAAAATTTGAAAAGTTAATGTATGCTCCTTGATTGTCCCAGGAGTTATTAGGATTTAATGATATGAATCTACTATCGGTGCCAAGGTTTCCACTTGCTATGTTTGAATACAATGTATCTGAATCATCATATAACTCTTGAATAGTTTTTGTACCCGTAAAAATTGTTGGCAAAACATACTCAGGGGTTGTTAGTGATGTTGCCGTTGTTGACAAATTATCAAAACTTCCCTGTTGCCATTGTGCAAAACTTGGGTAATTATAATTAGCGGTATAGTCAGCAAATGGATAATCAATTACAGCAGAGATTCCGCTATAAGCAGAATCAATATTTTCTGATGAACCTACGCCTTGACCATAAACCCAACGTCTTTTTGCAACAATGTCTGGAACTCTGTATGAGTAAATAGCAAGAGCATCTATTTCAATTGGAGTTACGTCTTCATGTGCATAGAACCCAAGCCAATTTTCTTCAATCCCAGAGGCCAAACTAATTGAAGAAGTAACAAAGTCTAAAGACATAACTTGCTCTCCATTTATCATTACTACTGCGTTATTATTAGTTAAAGCAATATGGATTAGCATTGGCCTAAACCATTCACCAACAAAGTGTGAAACAAAATTTCCGCCAATAAAAAGTGTTAAAAATCCACCTTCTACATACAGCCCGTCTTCGCTTCCAATAGGACCAAATATTCTTTTTGGTGAATTGGTTTCTGAACTAAGTCTTGCCCAGAACTCAACAGTATAATTATTATATCTTCCCTCTTCATGTAAAAACCCTTTGCCAGGAAAGATGATTGATGGATCGTTTCCATTTGGTACAAGTTTTGTAATTCCAGATGCACCAAAAACTAATGGAATCCCAGTATTCTTTGCAGCAAGATAATTTCCATCAACTAAATAATATGCAGTGTCTGATGAAATTCCATACGCTGGTGCAGCAATAACATTATTGGTTGTTGTTAGATCAATGTTTGCTGGAAATGTTTCTGACTCTATGCCAAGAGATGTTGCGTTAAACTCTTCAGACCATTGACCAACAGTTATGCCATTAAAATATAATTCATAATCCCCAGTAGTGGCTCCACCAGAGGTTGTTATAATTTTTATAACTACTCTTAAATCTGTATTTTCGTCAGGTATCTCAAATGTCTCAGACACAAAGCCCCAGTCTTGGAATAAAGAAGTTGGAAAGACTTTTAAGTTTTGAATTATCTGGGATGTTGTAGTATCTGTGTATTCATAGCCAATAGCAACTGACTGAATATAAGGAGTATTTGAATAAAAATGTGTTGCTACGCAAAATGTTCCAAGTCTTGAATCTAGGTCTTGAAAATTTACTACACCTGGGCTTACCAAGGTTGCCTCATTAGTTGATCCTATTGGGACATTACATCTAATCTTTGTGTTATAACTGGTTGAAAATGGTTCCCCTGCAAAAGATGTGCCAGAATAAGCAGTGCAATTTGTCTTAGACCAAAGACCAAGTATATTTCTTTGTGCTTCTGATATTAAACTTATGTAATCAAGTTTATCGTCTAATGCCCAAAGAACCAGAGGGTGTTCACTAAAGATCTTCTCTGCATACAAATTAGATGGGTTAGACATGGTTCTCCTATCCCCTTATTATAGCAGGATACGGCCTAATATAATTTAATCTCACAAGCATCTGTTGAACAGTACTTCTCAGATTCTGCATCTAAATTATCTTTACCGTCATAAATTGCAGACCAGTCAATCTTGCCAATTGTGCCAACATAAGAGTTATATTCTTCTCTAGTAATTTCTGTATAGGGCTGTTGGAGATATGTCTTGTTGCCCATTGGAAGAAATGAGACTGCCTTTAATTGACCCTCATACATGTTTAGGGCTGGAGCAATAAATTTTGTCTCTTCTTCTTTGTCAAATGAAAGAGTAACAGAAACTCCATTATCAGACCAATACTTTTGGGCTGTTGCTGCCAAACCAATCTTTTCAAATAAACTAACCTGCTTTTCAGAACGCTTGTGTCCTGATGCAACTGGGAAGTAAACTACTGAGGTATTTGCTGATACAACATCGTCTTCAATTTTATATCCCGCTGCTTTAAACAAATACATCATTGGATCAGTATTACCAAAACGAATCGCACGAAGATAGAATTCTCCTCCAGGACCCCAGTGAACTCCAGGGGTTGCACCTGATAAAAGAGAAACAGATCCTGAAGGTTTCACGGTAGTTACACGAACAGATTCACGAACACATAGCCACTCTGAATACTTATGATCATAATGACGAATTTTTTCATATCCCTCGTCCATCCACTCACGCAATGCTGGAAGTCCGCTAG